CAGGATCTGATGATCCATGAAGTTGTAGTCGTTGCCCTTGTCTGGACGATACAGTGATAAACGCGGAATTGTGTCTCTCCTTTAACATATTTAGCAGCATAAATAACAGTCAAGGAGTTTGTTATGTCAGATCTAGCAACAAAAAAACAAGAAGTTTTTGATTATGTTTACAACATGCTGGGCGGCGGCATGGTGGATGTGGAATTGGATCCCAGTCATTACAACACAGCGTTAGAAAAAGCACTCACTCGTTTTAGACAGCGTTCTGACAACTCCGTGGAAGAAAGCTATCTGTTTTTGCCCACTGTGATTGACGAAAACGAATACACACTGCCCAATGAAGTAATCGAAGTGCGCAGACTGTTTCGCAGAAGCATAGGTTCAAGAACAGGCGGCGGAGACGGCGGCACACTGTTTGAACCGTTCAACCTTGCCTACACCAACACCTATCTCATGAGCAGCAGCACCATGGGCGGCTTGGCAACCTATGACATGTTTGCTCAAAGACAGGAGCTGGTGGGCAGAATGTTTGGCTCCTTTATAGAATTCAAATGGAACAGTGTGACCAAAAAACTCACGCTGCTGCAGAGACCTCGCGCAAGAGAAGATCTACTGCTGTACACCTATAACTACAGACCTGACATAAATCTGTTGGCAGACTATCTTGCCATACAGTGGATCAAAGATTACACTTTGGCCACCTGCAAATATCAACTGGGCGAAGCACGCAGCAAATTTGCACAGATTGCCGGCCCGCAAGGCGGCTCCACTCTCAACGGCGATGCCTTAAAATCAGAAGCACAAGCCGAGATGGAAAAACTGGATCAAGAAGTTTCCACGCAGATGACGGGCGGGATGGGATATTATTTTTCCATAGGTTAATTCACTGTCGGATAACACTTGACAAACAGCTGATCTTTTGTTAAAGTAACTGCATGATTATAGGAATATGTGGTTTGATTGGCTCAGGCAAAGGCACTGTGGCAGATCTACTGGTTGACTCACACAGTTATCACAAAATATCTTTTGCAGACAGTCTCAAAGACGGCGTTGCAGCCATGTTTGACTGGCCCAGACATCTCTTGGAAGGCGACACAGCAGAATCCAGAACCTGGCGCGAGCAAGCTGATGCGTTTTGGACTGCGGAAATGGGCTACACTGTTACTCCCAGATTGGTGTTACAGAAGGTGGGCACAGAGTGCATGCGGCGAGGACTCTATGATGGCATCTGGATTGCACGCACCAAACAGAAAATTCAACTGTGTTCCGCTGACGACATTGTGATTCCAGATGTGCGGTTCCCCAATGAGATAGACATGATTCACAGTCAAGGCGGTGTGATCTGGGAAATACAGAGAGGTCAACAGCCTGACTGGGCCGAAGACCTAAGAACACACGGCACTCTGCCTGAACACACGCATGCCTCAGAGTGGGCCTGGATGCAGAGTCCTATAGATCATGTTATCAAAAACAATCACACTGTGACCGATCTCAAAAATCAGGTGTCAAATCTCCTTGACGCCATTTGACTCCGGTCTTCTGTAGAATTCTCTGACAGTTAGCACACACAGTTTTGAGATTTCTAAATCTGCAGTTTCGCAGATCACCGTCAATGTGGTACACGTCAAACTGCTCTGAGTGACTGCTGGCAAATCCACATTTTTCACAGTGATTTTTCTTTTTGTAGCCTTTTCTCTGCCAAGCAGGAACGCCTGCTGCATCCTGACCTTGATAGTTGCATCTTTCGCAGCGTGTTCTGTAATAGGTGCGTCCGTTTTTTCTGTAGTTTACAGCAGCTGGTTTTAAGCCGCATTTGCACAATGGTCTCATACTGTATTTAACACCTGCCCTTTTTGATGCCTTTTTTGAGGCTGTAAAACCGGTTTTTTCCAACACTGCTGCTAAATACTCGTAACAATCCATACAGGAGAACACAGATGGCACTAGTATCACCAGGAGTACAAGTCAATGTAATTGACGAGAGTTTTTACACTCCAGCCGCAGCAGGCACAACACCCATGATCTTTGTGGCTTCAGCGCAGGACAAGACAAACTCGTCAGGCACAGGAGTAGCAGAGGGCACCAGAAAAGTCAACGCAAATCGTCCGTTTTTGCTGACTTCTCAGAGAGAATTAGCAGACCTTTTTGGCGATCCGGTTTTTGAAACAGACGCAAACAACAATCCCATACACGCAGGCGAACTCAACGAGTACGGCTTGCAAGCAGCATACTCAGTGCTGGGAGTGACTAACTCTGCGTTTGTGACCAGGGCAGACATTGATCTTGCAGAACTGCAAGGTTCTGCAACTGCACCTGCTGCCGATGCTGCCAATGGCACTTACTGGTTGGACACACAGGCCACAGACTTTGGCGTGTTTCAATGGAACGGCGAGGCAGTAACACAGCCAAACGGACAAACATTCCAAACACAGACTCCTGTTGCTGTGACAAATTCCACAGAATGGGAAGACGGCACAGAAAGCACAAATGGCACTGATGGCAAGATACCCAAAGGCACAATAGGCTCAGTGGGCGACTATGCCATGGTGTTTGCCAGCACGGTGGCCAGACTGTTTTACAGAAACTCACAGGGAGTATGGGTACTGGTAGGCAGCGATGCCTGGAAAGCCAGCTGGCCAGCACTGGTAGGCTCAGTTACCAATCCAGAATTTTCACAGGCCAGTGCCACATTTACACTGAACGGCACACAGGTCACAGTCGCAAACACCGACAGCATTGACGATGTAGTCAACACCATCAACGGTTTGAACATTGACGGAATCACAGCAGAAAATGTAGATGGAAGACTGGCAATCAAGAGTGACGGCACCAGTTCCGGAGCAGGCGATTCCACAGCAGGCGGCGAAGTTGTTATAGAAACAGTTGATGCAACTCTTGGCACCGAACTGGGCATAATGGCCGGAGACTGGTATCCGCCAGCACTGCAGGTCAGCGCCCACACTCAGGTTCCAGAATTCAAATCAGGTGACAGTCTGCCAAGACCCACTGGATCTGTGTGGCTGAAAACCACAGAACCAGGCGGCGGCGCCAGCTGGGCACTCAAGGTTTACAACTCCACAACTCAGCTGTGGCAGGATGTTGATGCTCCGCTGTATGCCACAAACAGAGATGCAATTTTTGCACTGGACAGCACTGGAGGCGGCACAAACATCAGCAGAGACACTGTGTATGTTCAGACCAATGTTGCCAACGATGCTGTTCCGCTTGCCACTTTCAAAGTTTATCGCAGAGCAGGTGAAGCACCTACCACTATCAGAACTGATGTGGTCAGCGGCGTAACCAGCGGCTCACATGAAATAACTGTGGAAGCAACGCAGCCCGGACAGGCTGGATTTGTATCAAGAACACTGTCTATTGACACAAACAATGAAACAGCCGATGCAGATCTGTTTGCAACTGCTGTCAACAATGCAGGCGTCACAGGCCTGTCGGCTACAGTTGACAGCCAAAACAGAATAGTGGTAAGTCATGCCACAGGTGGTGAAATTAGATTTACAGATGCAAGCACTGCAGTACTGAATGAGTTTGGATTTGCACCTTTCCAATCTGTTACCAGCGGTGTTGCCAATCTCTACTATGCACCAGGCACTGACAGCTCTACTACTCCATTACAGCTGCAGGCCAGTCTCTGGAAAGCCACTGAAAACGAAAACGGCGAAGAAGTTGCATTCTACACAGCATCAGACGACGAAGTTACTGCACTCACTGCTGATGGCAGACTGTGGTACAACACAGTCGTAGATGAAGTAGATCTTATGATACACGACGGCAACAGCTGGGTAGGCTACCAGAGTGCAACCAGCCCGTATTCAGGCACAGACCCACAAGGTCCGATTGTTGCAGCAGCTAGGCCAACAGTGCAGAGCACAGGCGACAGTCTTGTAACTGGCGATGTCTGGATAGAAACAGCCGACATAGACAATTATCCAAGTATCTATCGCTACAACAGCGATCTTCAGCGTTGGATTTTGCTGGACACCACTGATCAAACATCAGAAGACGGTGTGCTGTTTGCAGATGCAAGATATAACACATCCGGACAGAACAGCTTTGAACAGGGTTCTATTGAAGATCTGTTGAACAGTGATTATTTGGATCCGGATGCACCAGACCCTGCACTGTATCCAAAAGGCATGATTCTTTGGAACACACGTCGTTCAGGATTCAATGTCAAGCGCTTTGTGCAGAATTACATTGATGTGGAAAGCGAAAATCCTCGTTTTGAAATCACAATAAATGGTGAGCTCATAAACGAACCAACAGGAGCATACACCGACGACAATGATAATCCTGTAGGTGCATATTATCCACATCGTTGGGTCACAGAATCTGCAAACAACCCAGACGGTTCTGGCAGCTTTGGCAGAATAGCTCAACGCAAAGTGGTTGTACAGGCCCTGCAGGCCATGGTCAATTCCACAGAATCACTGAGAGACACAGAGTCCAGAAACTTCAACCTAGTCGCTACTCCTGGGTACCCAGAGCTGATCGGCGAGATGGTCACACTGAACTTTGACAGAGATCTCACAGGATTTGTGGTAGGCGACACGCCAGCTAGATTGACTCCTGATGCAACCACACTGAATGATTGGGCAACCAACACACGCAGAGCTGTGGAAGACAACATCAATGGATTGGTCACTTCAGACGAATACCTGGGCATCTTTTATCCGTCAGGTTTCACCTCAGACAACTTTGGCAACAACATAGTTGTTCCGCCCAGTCACATGATCTTGAGAACCATTATACTCAGCGATCAAGTGTCATTCCCATGGTTTGCGCCAGCAGGAACCAGAAGAGGCGGTATCACCAATGCCAGTTCTGCAGGTTATGTCACAGCTGAAGGCGAGTTTGAATCAATTGCACTCAACGAAGGCCAAAGAGACGTGCTTTATCAAAACAACGTGAATCCAATCACGTTTTTGAATGGTGCAGGTCTTGTAAACTACGGTCAAAAGACTCGTGCCAGAGGAACCAGCGCACTGGACAGAATAAACGTGGCCAGACTGGTTATCTACATGCGCGGTCAGTTGAACGCACTTGCCAAACCTTACATCTTTGAGCAAAACGACAAAATAACCAGAGATGAAATCAAACAGGCAGTTGAAAGTCTGCTGTTGGAGTTGGTTGGACAACGCGCACTGAATGACTTCTTGGTCGTGTGCGATGACAGCAACAATACACCAGCCAGAATCGACAGAAACGAACTGTATGTTGACATTGCCATTGAACCTGTTAAGGCAGTTGAATTCATATACATTCCGCTGCGTTTGAAAAACACAGGTGAAATTGCTGCTCTGTAACACACAGTGCAATCACAAAAAGCGGTCCGAGGACCGCTTTTTTTATGGGTAAAAAAACTGCGCTTTAAATGATAAATATTACTGACAAGGAGCACAAGACATGGCTATTTCAACACTATCAAAAATAACAGTACCATTGGACACCAACGATTCTGCATCGTCACAGGGCCTGCTAATGCCCAAACTGCAGTACAGATTCCGAGTTACGCTGGAAAATTTTGGCGTTTCTACACCCACAACTGAGTTGACCAAACAGGTCATGAACATTGCTAGACCCACAGTTGAGTTTGAGTCTATAGAAATACACACCTACAACTCCAAGGCCTATCTCGCAGGCAAACACACCTGGAGCCCTGTAGAACTGCAATTGCGTGAAGACGTAAACAACAGAGTACAGAAACTGGTAGGCGAACAGTTGCAGAAGCAGTTCGACTTCTTTGAACAGAGTTCTGCAGCATCAGGCATAGATTACAAATTCACCACAAGAGTTGAAATACTTGACGGCGGCAACGGCGCTAACACACCAACCGTGCTGGAAACATTTGAGTTGTACGGCTGCATGATCACAAACGCCAACTACAACACATTGGATTATACCACATCTGATCCAGTTACTGTTAACTTGAATATCCAGTACGATAATGCCATTCAAACACCACAAGGCGAAGGCATTGGCACCTCAGTTGGACGCACAGCTGGCAGCTTGATCACAGGCGGCGGCTTGTAATTGCAAAGGCTATCCTTGTCTGCAAAAAAGGAGCTTCGGCTCCTTTTTTATTAAGTGCTCAGTTAATTTTTGTGACTAAATACAAACATGTCAAGATTTGATGGTTTTTTAGATAATCTAGCCGGCGGACTGACCAATCCCAAAGGCAACCTCGGTGACTTTCGACATGCAAGTCGACTGTTCATTGACGAGAGTTTCAAATTTGCACCCAAGCAGAAATTTTTATACCATGTGACTTTTTTCCTCACTGACCCTGCTCAGGCCAGTGTGCCAGAAGTTGCACTGTATTCCAAAGAACTGGGAATACTGGTAAAATCTGCTGATCTTCCTGGTTTTGAAGCAAATGTGGAAACCAAGAACAAATACAACAGAAAAAAGAACGTGCAAACTGCTGTCAACTACGATCCAATCAACATTGATTTTCATGATGACAATTTTGGAGCAACCACAGCATTGCTGGAAGCCTACTTCAAATACTATTATGCAGACAGCAAGAACAGCAAAAATTCCGGCGCATACGGCAATCGTTCAGCCACAGGCAACAGTCTGCCTGGGGACACGCTGTATGCCGGATCGGAATTCAACTCTTATCAATTTGGTTTGGACAACAATGTGCCGCCTGTGCCCTTCTTTGACAGAATAGAAATTGCACAAATGTCCAGAAAAACATTCACCAGATACACCTTGATTAATCCCATAATTTCAAACTGGAATCACGATTCAGTTGATTACTCGGACGGTATGGGCACAATGCAAAACAGTATCACAGTTAACTATGACACAGTGTTGTATGACAGAGGCAGTGTGGAAGCAGGCGCAAACGGCGATCCAGCAGGATTCGGCTCACCAGAAAACTATGATGTTACTCCTTCGCCGAACTCACTGCAAGGCGGAGGCGATCTGGGATTGCTGGGCACCATTGGCGGCATTGGCGATGTGATAACAGGAGACAGCGGTCCGTTGGGCACTGCAATTGCAGGAGTCAATGCTGTCGACGCACTGCAGAATCTCTCTGAAGAAGGCCTGCGCGAAGAAGCATTTAACCTTGCCACCGAATCTTTGGGGTCTTTGGCAACTGCGGATGTCAGCGGGCTGGCCAGCACCTTTATTCCCAAAAACCGCGGACGTGGTGGCGAACAGGATGTCACGCAGGCTAGACCTTCAGTTGCTCCACCCAGTGTGCGAGGCATAGGACCACAAGGATAATCATGAGTAACTTACCCAAACAAAAACCCACGCCAGGCTCAAACGAAGATGTGAGGCAGTTTTTTGACAAATACTTCACAAAGACAGTGAGTTATCCTGCCAGCAAGATCGACGCTGTGGTTGGTTTTTTTGAAAACAGAGGCTTTGAAAGAACTGCTTCTATTGCAGTGGCAACTGTGTTGCTGCAGCAGGCCAAGATTGACAATGTGAACATTTTTGAACTGCTGGACACCCTGAAAGGATTAACAGATCTGCAACTCAGTGCTGTGGTCACAGAAACTTTGAATTATTCACGCCCGAGCACTAGCTCTCTGGGATACAGAAGAACAACTGCCACAGACACCTTTGAAACTAGAAACATAAAACCATAGAATTTTGGACATGTTAACATTATGCAAAAAAAATTATTCAACACACATTTCGTCTCGATAATATACGGGTATAAAAATGATTAAAGAATATACCGTA